TGCCGTGGATCTTCCTGCCTCCCTCCCTCATACCCTACCCCCTCGAGATCATACTCTCGCTGACGCACAAGAGGCTGATGTAGCGATCCTGGTGGATGCTTGATCATGCGTATCTGTCTTGAACTTCTTAAAATTGATACAAGGCGAATTATCGATCTTATCATTTTTTTGATCATACAGTCATATCGTCATCGGATTGAAGATTTCTCTACTTTTTTAGATCATGCTATCGCTGCTGTTTGACTCGCATCGATCAACAGACGGCCACCGTAGACAGTACAGGCAACCGCGCCCATCGTCGCAGCACTTGTCCTGGTATCCACAACTCCGCCGTATATCGTCATAGTGTTGACCAGTATCGGTCCTGAGATGTTTGTCGAGAATGTTGTGCTTCCTGAATATTGAATTAAGTCTGAGATCTCTTCGCTGAGTATTCTCACCCTTGACGATCCAGCCACAGTGATATCTGTTGTGTCATAATTCTCGTTATCGATCGTCACGTTTGCATCCACCAGCGTGATATTTGCACCGCCGTCGTTCAATACAGCAGAGCCTCCGCTGCATCTAATGTACCTTGAACTCTCGTCGGTTGTAAACTTTACACGCCGGCCATGAGCATCTATCCGATCTACGTCGGCCGTCTGCAATGCGACGGTGCCTCGAGTTTTTGAGATCGTCACATCGTATTCACTCTTGAAGTGGACCGTATCATTGCCAGCTGCATCTGTGATCCTTAATTCTGTATTTGTCCCCACGCCGTCATTCAAAGACACATACATTTCCGCGTGTGCCGATGCCAGTGTAAACTCGTCTGCCGCGATCTCGATATACGTCGAACTGCTGCCGAATGTGCCTCGGTAATTCTTGCCAACTTTGACCGCCGCACAGGTCAACGTGCCGCTCGTTACATCGGCCGACCCTGTATTGAATAGGGCAAAATCGTCGGACGTTGGCAATGTGGTAGGTGACCAATTTGCTGTATTTTCTAGATTTCCATCAACCGAACCAATCCATTCGATCCGGGCCGCAGTCTTGACCACCACTACCGACCTGTTACTCGGAGTTCCATTTTCTGATGGGTATATATAACTTACAGCATTCGCTGTAGACGCATCGGCTGGATCAAAGCAAAGTATCAGCCACAGATCACCGCCGCGCTGATTGATAGCGTCAACAACTAGCTCCTTGATGTCTACCGTAGGATTGGCCGCGCCAGATCCCACAGAAATATCGTACACGCTTTGAGTGAACTCGCCATTACCTCCACCACCTGCGCCGCCGGTCCACGCTACGCCCGATGACGCACTATTCCAAGTGACCTCGGACTCAACGTACTCTTGATTTAATCGGACGAGCTTCATATTCCTGGGAGTCCCTGAGCCACCTGAATAGATAAAAGACATATCAGCACTTACGATATCGCCTGGATTCGTAAGGGCTGATACGTCAAAATGCCACACAACATGCCGCCGGTAGCCTGTAAATTGACCGCCAGCCATCACACTATTGCCAGAATAATTTGAATCCGTCGCATTGCCGCGAAGATTTGCGTCTGTATCTGCATAGATTATCATGGCAGTAGCCATTAGGAGATCGTCACGACGCGATCGATAATTTTGATCTCGCCGCCTTCACAATTGATAGGTGTCGTATAGACGGCGTTTGCCAGCCCGGACCTCTCGTCTAGTATTCCTTGCTCATGGATCGTGCAGTTGGTTATGGTGTACGTCGGAGAAGTTGAGTCTCGAGAATCGAACAAGCCGGCATATATCACGAGCGTTGTGATAATACAAGAAGCAGTTGGATTCCATCGAACACGACCGCCGTATTGGTTGAATGTGGTAATTGTCCCGCCATCAAGAGTACAGATACACTCGCCGCCGAATATTGTCATCGTCGGGAATGCCTGATTCACTTCGACAGTCCCGGAGTCCATCGTCAGTGATGCACCTGTCAAGTCTGTACTGTCTGCTATGACGAGCGTGACTCCATCCGCGCCTATGCACTCCACAGTTGTCACGTCCTGCGATGCGTCCACGTTAATCGTGCCGCGACCGCCTAAGATCCTCAGCGTAGTGATATCGTCATCACCAGCACCGTACAGATTCAACGCGTTTGCATTTGTAGATGTCTCTTGTACTGTGATGGTAGTGAAATCGCCCTCGATATAGCACGTATCGCCTCGCCCTGAGTAGTCAAAGTCTGTCGCTGATATTTGCAACTTTGTCCCGCTTGATCCGATCGAGCCTGAATACTTTGTGCCTACTACTAGCCTGGCCAGCACGATATCATTCTGATCTACGCCGGTGATGTCTACGCTGCCGCTGACAATAAAAACTGAATCGCCAGAAATTGGCAATTGTGCCGGTGACCAGTTTGCTGTATTGGTCCAGACTGAGCTGGCCCCACCTACCCAAGTTACATTAGTTGGCATCTCTATCTCCCTTATATGGCATCATTTTATTGAGTGCCGCTTGTCTCTTTTTACAGCCTCCGCATGGCTTGACCTTGCCCAGTGTAGCCTTGTCTATTATCTTCTTGAATGTATCGCCGGCACCTCGTGATCTTTGCGTCTCTGCCGGCTCAATGACTCCGATACTTTTAATGGTAGCCGTCTCGTTCAATTGCAGGATGACCCTGTACCGCTTGCCGTCATAATCCCACTCTACCCCATGAGTCTGAGTCATGATACCGATACCGATAATGCTGTTATATGTGCATGCACATTTGTCGCAGCTCCCCACGAAAAATCGTCGTCGGGACATAGATAGCCCAGCCACGTTTCACTAGCCGTTCTTCGACCCACCACTGTGTTGGTGGAGTACATAGCGAAATCCAGTAGGGGGTCCGTGCAATTATCATCACTTGTAGAGAATGACATAAAGCCTGAGAATTTGCAACCGTAACCCGAACAAAGACCCGACATGATGGTCAATGTGTTTCCATTGTCAATCCTTGTTTCATCGGTTGCAACCAACCCACAGATGAGATTATCGCCGCCAATATCTACGCCAATGAGTCCGATGTTGGTTTGTGCGTTCATATCGCCAGCCGCATCTGTGCAAGTTGCTTTTGATTCTATTCTCAATCTATAGGTCTTTACTAATTGATCTGTTCCGGCATAGTCATTTAAGTAGTAACGTATATATAAATTTTCTGGACCAGGGCCTTGATCGGCTCCCACTTGAGCCGTAACCCTTACCAACGCCGCGGCGAATGGGCTACAGCCACCGCCGCTTGGCAGGTTGATCGTATCAAACCCAACAGAAAACGCTGGATAAGTATCCGTGTCCTCGACAAGGAATAATTGCGGTTCGTCGAGACATATCGCACCATCAAACCCATCACAATCATGACAGGCAGTCATCACCATGCTGTCATCATTCGCGTGTGGTCCACAATCACAATCCTCGCCCGATGGTGGATTCCAACCACTGCCGTCTCCAGCAACGTCCCACGTAACGCTCGCAGACGGGATGACGCATTCTGTATAATCACACCCCTGCAAGTCCTGAGACTGTAACCCTGTACCGCTTGCCGTTACCGTATACGTACCACACCCATCAACGTTTGCAGTTGTGTTATAAGTGGTATACGTATAGGCTTGGGTAGATCCGAAGCTCACCGGCCAAGAGCCTACTGTACACGTTCTACAACCTGTGTGCCTATGGTTTGTCATGTATCCGTGACTATGACCTTAGTGTTGCCGTCGGCATCCTTGAAGTACAGATCACCGTTGGCATCGTTAACGTAAATATGTGCATAATTTGCAACCGAGTCGGGAACATCTGCACCGTCTGCAATTTGCAAGTATGCAGTACCACATTGGCCATCATGCTCGTTTGTATTGCCAAACACGAACCTCGGAGCATCTTGTACCGATGCGCCGGCTATCCTGTGAATGACCACAACAGGCTGACCGTCTAGCGTAAAACTGCAACCAGCACCCGAACACGACCCCCCGCCAAATGCTTGAAGATCAAATTCTTCAGGATAACCAGCACCGCCTAAGTCTACGCCAGCCCCGGCATAAGTGACGGTATTGGGTACTTCGACCAAATTGATCGCCGCGTAGTCCCACTCGTCAACACTTCCGGTAGAGTTTACCCCCCCTACTGTAGCCGCTGCCGTATTGTCGTTATTGATTGTCACTTGTTCCCACGCGTAGATATAGCGATTAACGTCGATACATTTCGCCTTTGTCAACTTTGCCAATATAGGCGGCACATATCGCCGGTCTGATTGGTCTGATCGATGATCTGCCACGTTTTTCTCGTACCCTTGCAGCATTAGCATCATGCGGGTCCACATCTCTGGAGTCAGTTTACCCAGCCCGGTTGAGATGTTTGGATAGTTGCTCATGTTATATTAGGCAAGAAGCTAAAGCTGGTAGTCTCAGGGAATGGCTGCCGCCAGTACACCATCACAAGCGTCGGCGGATCATCTGATCGATCCATGTCGGGATTACCACTCGAGTCCCTCGATGGCACCTGTCTTAAGTGGTGAAAGAAGTCCCACGCCAGCTTGTATGTCAACTGGTAGGCACCGGCAGCGATCTGCTTGATGTCAACACCAATAAATAGAACACTACCAGCGTCAAAGCCAAGCCAAGACTCGGCATTCCTCATTGTAACCCTACTTAATGCGCCACCCGCATTGAATGTTGAGGCTTGTACTGTTCCCGTGATAGATATGTCAGCAGTGGGCAATGCATACGATAGAGCGTAGCCTTCATCATGCAACGGATTGCCGCCGATGTCAGTCCTCGCCGGATCGTCGATACTCGCCGGCATATCTGGATTGCTCTTCCACACGTCTATAATAGTTTGTCCAACGCTAACGCTTATGTCAGTGAACGCATCTGTAGTCTCGTCCTCGATCTCCGAAGTGTCCCCGCCTGTTGACTCGATAAAATTTGAGTCATACGTCCAGGTGATCTCCCACATGTCACTACGCTGGTCAGAGAGTTGTAGATCCCACTCTGTTGCATAGATAGAACCCACGTCTGGATGTGTATCTCCGAACGTGGGGAGGTCGCTGCTGTTCATAATCTCGCTTATTGTGGGACTGAACCCATCATCGTCGTATGCAATCCAGGTGCGGGTCCCTGTGTAGGATTCATTGCTTCTTGTGAACTGTCTCGAGCCGGCTTGCTCTTGGATCACCAGGCTCATACCAACACCCGCCCACCGCTGTTGCTTTTGATGGCCGCGAGAATGTCTCTTGATATCTTGGTCTGCAGCTTTTCTTCCTCGAGCGTCTTGTCGAGGATCTTGTTCGATCCTTTTTGTGATGCCTCCCATTTGACAGGGTCGAATACGCCAGCCGCTTCGAGATCTTTAGCGTATTGTGGGATCTCGCCCTTGCCAGGCCAGTCTCCTTCTCCCACCTTGCCAAGCCAGTCTCCTACCAGCGGAACCGATTGCATAGTACCCTCTTCAAACGCCCTGTTTATATCTTCAATGGTAACAGCGTCACCTGGCAACTCGCCTGGAGCTAAATCTGCTAGATCTTCGATATTTTTATCAATGCTCTCGAGAAGTTTAATCTGTCGATTAGCAATGCGATCACCTTCTACTTTGAATGTACCTATCGCAGTTTGTAGACTTTCTGTCGATTGCTTTGCTGGATCCATTCCTGCACCCATGATGGCTGCCCCAGCCATCGACGCAGCTGGCAGATCCTTGGTCCACTTCTTTCTAAGGTTTTTTATGTACTCATCGACCTGCGACGTGTCCCAGCCTTGGGCAAGTTTGTCATTGATATCGCCGGCAATGGTTGCCGCTTCGTCGATTAGTGCCTGTCCAATGAATGCCAAGTCATCACCAAACAACCCGGTACCGCCTAGCCAATGTGCAATTTCTCCAGCCCCACCGATAATCGCAGCTTGTAAACTTAGCCAGCCAACTTGAACCATCTTGATCATGTCCATGATGCCAGCACCAGCCATGAAGAACGAGCGAACAATAAATTCAGCAACTTGACCCATGCCACCAAACTCGATGACCATCTCGCGTAGTCTTGTAGCAATCGTGATCAGTACAGGAGCAAAGTGAACGGCTAACTGCTTCGACAGTCCGTCCCACACTAGCCCAATATCTGCCCAGGCATCATTTGCTTGCTCGACTAGGTTGGCTTGTTTATTGCCGATAAGGATGCCTAATTCATTCAGTTTCTTGCCCATCTCAGCGACTGCCTTGCTGCCGCCTTGCATGGTGACAATCAATTCCTGGCCGGCTCGTCCGAATATGTCATATGCGACCGATGATTTACGCGCAGCTGTTGGCAGTTTGTTGATTGCATCTGCCAAAATACCGAACACCTTTTCAGGTTTCATCTTCTCGAGGTCGGTTGCTTTGAGGCCTAACTCTTTGAGAGCGTCCGTCGCTGTGCCGATCCCCATCGCAGACTCGCCGATGTTCTTTGTCATCTTTGCGATCGACTTGTCCATCTTCTCTATAGACACGCCGCCGATGGTTGCCATGTGTCTCAATATCTGAATGGACGCGACGTTCGTGCCGATGATTGCAGCGAGTTTCGCCAGCGTATCGACGGCTGCCAGCCCCTTCTTCGTCAATGCAATAATTGCAACTATTGCTATGCCAGCCATAGCCGCGCCGAAGAGTGCGACCTTCTTAGCAATGCCGGCGAATCCCCTGGCAAGTCTGCCAATTGTCGCGCGTACCGATTTCATCTTCTTAGAGAATGCGGCCGTTCTTGCTTTTACATTTATATGGAGATTGCCAACTGTTGCCATTTTCCTATGTCCTCTTTGCCATAGCTGTCATTATTGTGATCATGTCATCCTCGTCTTGTTCAGGCTTATCCATCAAGGGCATGAAGTCTGCCGGCTGGAATGTCCGGCTACCCTTGCCACTGTTGGCGTTTGCGATCGTGCTGGCAATTATGCCAGCCTGTAGATCCCCGCGAACATCGCCAAATGGTTCAAGGCAGTAAAAAACCATCCACTCAGACAACTCTCGAGAATCGATTCTGGCGAGTAACTCGCGGACCGTGCAGCCTAGGTGGCCGGCCAGCTGGAAGTAGAACCGCCGGCTCTGCCGGCACTCTAGTTTCCCGCGATATCTTTCTGGTCCTGATCCGAGAAGCCATTGAGTCTCTGAGCCACCGCGAATATCCGGTCCAGTGCTGCCGCTGACTTCTTGCCTAACGCCTCCGCATCTGCTGCCTGGAATAGACGCTCTCCGCTCTCGTCGCATATGGTCAAAACCGCGAACCTTGCCCGGACGTTGTCCATATTGGGCTTGTTCTTCTTTGTTACCATAGATTGCTCGAATGCGTCGCGCTCTGTCCCTGACATAGTGCGAACCCATAGGACCCCATCGCCCCATTCTGGAACCTCTACCGATTCTTTTGGCAGATCATCCGCTTGAAGTATTGAATCACGCGTCAGCATTATGTAGCGAGGGCTATGGAGCCTGTCACCTTAAATGTGAGAGTTGCTGTCACCTTCTCATCGATTGCGACGTTGGCCTCAAAGCCTGTCAAAATCGCCTGAAAAATAAATGTACTATTCCCCGCGTCTGCAAATGTGATCGTTGTTGTCGCAGCAACAGGCGCAGCCGTTGCAGTGCTGTTCCACGACGTCTCGATATCCGCGTCGGAGTTTGGATCATACATGATCTCTACCGTCATCTCCCCACTATCAATAGTTCCTGCAATAAATGTACGATGGATCGATGTGATATTCGTCGTATCTAACGTGGCCACCGATACCGATGGAGTTGATATGCTCACAACATCCGCGATTAATCCGCCATGATTCAATGTTGTCCCTTGTCCTGTGATAGCCATAAGGCTGCCCCCTTCTAATTATTCATGCCAAGCAATAAAATCCATGACAATCCGGAACGCTCCGAATTGGGATGCTGGTATGTTCTCCTGATCAAGATCCACGGCTGACTCTAGCCGTAGGCTGTGAATTGTTTCTCCAGAACCTGTTCCGGAATGGTTGACGAGAGCAGACTCCACCGCATCTCGTAGTGTTTTTGCGCCGCCGTATGTACTGCTGATACAGTCCACCGATAGCCTTGTGCGTCGGATACCTGACTGAGTAGCCACTGATTGATTCTGCTCTGTGAATACATTGGAGTAGACAATCGCTGGCAGTGATGACCCTTGTGGTCTACGCATTGGGTATACCCTTGAAGCGACCAAACCGCTGACGGTTGAGTCACCTGTTAGTACGGCTCGTACTGCTTTCTCTAGGCTCATTTGGTCCCCGCCTTCAGTATCTCTTGCTTTAGAACTCTTCTAAAATTAGCGATGAACTCTGTCTTTCCTGTCTCAAAGGCTCGAGTCATGAATCTATAGGCTGTCGATCCTTGGAGATCTGCTCCCCACTCGACCAGGTGCGCGTATGGTGCACCACCTTTGCCTCTTGTTTTAATGAACACGCGGCCGATCATATCACCCGATGATCGCAGCGATACCTTTGTCTTGATTGCTTTTCGTAGCCGGCCGGTCTTTTTTGGTGCGATACTTCTCGCTTCTTTTCGCATATCTGCCAAGCCTTTGCGCATGGCCTTGCGTGACAGGTTGCGTTGTACGCTTGCTGGCAACTTCTTGAGCCTACGCTCGAGAGCTTTATCACCTGTCAGTGTCATGCTCACGTTGTCACTTCCTTGCAAAGAAGCTCGAGATAGATCTTTCGCTCCTGCCAATTCCTGACTGATTCGACCTGGAAGGTGCGACTGTCGAACGTGATCCTATTCTGTGGGCTGACGCTGGCTCTGTATCTGATCTTGATCTTGTGCGTGACTACGCCGGACAATTCGCCGGAGATGTCTTTCTCTTGGCCGCTAACAGGATCAATTGAAGCCCATACGCTGGCAGCTGTGGACCAGCTGTCGGATAGATCGCCATAATCGTCGTAGGTCGTGCCTACGGATTGCAATGCTACCCGATGACGTAATGCTCCAGCTCTCATACTAGATCGCCGCTCCTGTATTGCCATATCAATGATTCGAGACTCATCGGTACTGGTGTCAGCCCGATAGGTGTATTGGATTCTCGATTCTCGAACCAGTTGGCTGCAAGGATATTGATCGCTGCCTTGATGCCATCAGGTACATCACTTGCTGCATTCCCATCACCCGCCACGAACGTGATCTCGATATCGTCGGTATGTCCACGAACGTCGCTTGGATAGTCTTCGTCTGCTGCTGGCCTGACTCGTCCAGGCTCCATCGCTGTGTCTACATCGTAGAGGCTCGAGGTCCAGGTTTGCTCGACGTCGTTATTGTCGAAATACTTGATCGACGTGATCGTTTGTAATGGGAATATCGGCAGGACAATATCACCTGCCGGGAAGTTGTCCAGCTTCAATACCCAGGTGGCTGTTATACATTGCCGGCTGGTTGCCATCTCGACGTATGCCCTAGCAGCCGAGGCAAGCGATCCAATGAGCGTGTCCTCGTCCGAACTGTCTACCCTCATCCATGTCTTTTGGGCTGTTGTTGTTACCGGCTCCACGCTTGGAGCAACTGATTGTGTAAGACTCATAATTCCCCCTAAAATCCAGCCGGATCCGCTAGGACCCGACTGGTGTTGGTCCTTTGACCTGATCTATCTAATGACGTTATGCCATAGTAATCTTCTGCAGAGCTTCAGCGAGGACAACCTTGCCGTCTACTCTTTCATGAATACGGAATCCTACTTGCCCATTGGCTGAGTACAATTCGTTTAAGCGGACCAAGGATCGTGATCCACGGTCTGCGATTGTGTAGTAGCTAAAATCACCAAACACAACAGAGATAGCACCTGTAGCAGTTTCTGGCATATCTGGTGAAGCGAATATAGGCTTTCCGAATAGACGATCTGGCTCTCCAGCTTGCATTCCAGGTTGCCATAGATACTGATCATCGCCATCTTTGAGCTTTCGGATCTCTTTGATCGTGCTGTCTCTCATGAGCCAACTGGCCTTGTTTCGATACTGTCGATCACAAGAATGGTAGAGGTCGATTAGCTCATCAGCGGTCAATACAACGGCCGATGCGGCCGTTACTGCTGCCGTTGCCCCGGCTGTTACGCCTGTAGGCTTTGATGATCCGTCACCGTTTACGAATGCGGCTTCCTCTGCGTTGCCGATGCGGCGCGCGAAGTTTGTGGCCAGGTAACTTGTGAGGTCGAATACATTATCTTGTAGCAATTCATCGGACACCTTCATAATGGAACCGAGCTTGTATGCTGACAATGATACTTGCGTGAATGCGACATCGTCCTCAGTGAATCCTGCCTCTTCAGCCATCCAAACAGCAGCAGCAGCATCAGATTCTACCGCGATAGTGCGATCTGATTCAGTGCTGATAACTGTGCATAGCTGACGCATGATGTTTGCTTCATCGAGAGTCTCGACAAGTTTGCGATCTAGGACCGTTTCTGTTAAGTAGCCGCCAGCCGAGTCCGTCCCGATGGACAGTCCACGAGCTTCGT